TTGAAGCATCTGGAACTTCAATAGAACCAGAAGCGGTCTGACCATTCCATCTAAGAACAGTTTTATCAAATCCTCTAGTAATATAGACATACCCAATTCCTTGTGCTTGATAAACATCAACACTAGGAGTGTCAATCGTCTCACCTTCTGGAAACTCAATTAAGGCAGACTCAATTTCGGTTGATGGATTGTATATAAACAGACCATCTTGAACAACAAAAACAAACGATTCTGTGCCGTTTGCATCTACATAAAGACATGCTCCTTTAATAGTCTTGCTGTTAAGACCAGTAAAGAAGAACTTTTTAGCACCTTTTCTTACCTCTGCAACGCCTCTGTTAAATCTAAGGTTGTTAGATTTAGTAACATTCCCTTGCTCAAGAAGATTTGGATTATCCCTTGAGTTCAAACCAATGAACCCCTGGTCGCCATCAACTTGATAAGGTTGTGCTGGCATTAGCCTACAAGCGAATGGTAGATAGCACGCAGTTTTTCAGACCAGCGAGCACCGACATAAACGCCACCAAGAAAAGTGACAGTAGCAAGGATAAGGGTAATCATAGGGTTAAATTTGTCGGCAAGGAATCCTGTAATTCACTCCGTTAATCTGGATAGGCATTTCTTTGTCGTATGTGCCTGTGGCAGAAATAGGGGTAGATATATACTGAACAACAGAACCAGTCCAAAACTTGATACCATTAGCGTCAATTGTTAGTGCAGCAGTAGCGTCGGGAACAACACCGATGCCAACCTTGCCAAACTGGTCTACTACAAACTTGGTAGAGTCTGGGCTTGTGCTATCCTCAACTTCGATGGCGTTGCCTGTGCCACGCTGAGTAACACGCAAGGCGGCAACGATTGCAGAAACATCAATTGCGTTAACTCCGTTGTTAACAAGGCAAGCCCTTTGAGTATTACTAGAGTCCTTGAAGAAAATATTGCCAGAATGAACGTAAACATCTCCAGCGACTGTGGTTGTAGGGATAGTTGCGCAAACGGCAATATTAAGCGGTGCAGTAGAGACTGTAGCGGTTGTGACGATTTTTCCAGAAAGCGTTCCACCAGTCAGCGGAAGGCCAGCCGTAGTCTGAGTTGAGCCGCCAGGAAAAGTAATACCTGTTGCGGTAACACTAAGAGTATTAGTCCCATCGTAAGCGTCATAATTAGACATCAGACACCCTTCTTCTGAAGACAACATATAACCAAGATTACTAAAGTAGATACCTGTGCTTCCAAATGTTGCTTCAAAGCCACCTTTGTCTTGCGAAATACCATTACCATTAGGGGCAAGAACAAACTTACCATCAAAAGGCGTGAATGTATGGTAGTAATGCGTTCCTGCACCTGTGTCATTGTAAGAGTCAATGACGAGGTTGGTGTTAAGAATGTTGCCTATTTCTGGAGTGTTTAATTCTCCAGACAAAGTTCCACCCGTCAACTTAAGTGCAGTAGGGTCAGACTCTACAGTAATTCCAGCAACCCCAGGGTTAGTAATATCAATACTCATTAGGCGGTGGCGTAAGCCAGATGAACGATAGAAGCACCAGAGGCATAAACCTTGATGATACCATTGTAGTTATCAAAAGAGATACTTCCAAGCGGAGGGATAATAAGACCAACAGTAGAAGCATCGTTAAGAATCAGATAAACTGTATTAGTAGAATTCTGGTTTTGAACAATAACTGCTGCTCTACGTTCGTGGGGGGCTGCCTTAGCAAGAAGAGTAACAGCGGTAGCACCAGTTGTAGCGGTAACGCTGGTGTTTGAATGGGTAAGCCCTTTAATAAAGGGACTAGAGAATTTTACGTGGGACATGATTAGTATGTTTGATTAAATTTAAGTCTAGGTTGGAAACCCTGTTGAACAATGGCCTTCTGAACCTCAAAGTCAAGAACAGCCATAGCCTCACGCTCAAGAGCCTGTGCGTATTCAATCTGCATCTCAGAACGAAGCCAGTCCGAATGAATTCCCTTAATAATGTAATTTCCAAGAAACAAAGGAATTCTTACTTTTTCCCACTTGTCAGTTGATGCGGGAATGGTGTTGTTATTTAAGTTAGGGGCTTCGGTAGTGCCTGCACTCATAATGCACTTCCAGAAATTGCCTTTCTTTCCAGCGTAAGAAGAACCGGTAGTAGGGGCAAAATACTTATTAGGAGCGTATGCCCAATAAACCTGCTGGTCTTTATAGTAAGTCCCAGTAGGCCAAAGGTTTCCTACGAGTTCAGGACAGTCAATTCGATAGGTAACGTAGGCAAAAGCAGCAGTAGCATCGTTAATCAAGATTCTTTCTTGGTCACGGAATATGCCTGCAGCAACCTGCACCTCGTATTCATCGAGAGCAAAGTTTACTTCGTTTAGTTTGCCTGTTGCTCTGGGGTCAAGAAGTGAAACGTTTAAAACAGTTCCAACGTCAACCTTGAGAGTGCCTTCGTCGGTAATAACTGTGCCGTCGGCAGGAATAAGAATGAAATGCTTATCGTTCTGGTGAACGACAGCCATCTTTGTGGTTCGGACTAACTGAGGCCATACATCATACTCAAATCCGAACTTCAGTCGCATATTTGCGAAATCCCTGAATTGCTCGAATGTTTCAAGCGACAGATTCGTTCTGTCAAGTCCACACAGTTGTAGGGACTGTGCAAGGATGGTTTCGAAATCTATGATTCTCATGTAAGGTATCCGTCGGCAGTAAATACTGCACCACTTACCATTGTTCTTTTGAGTCTATTTTTGACAGCAGTCTCTGGGTTGTCTCGGAAGAATTCCTTGACGAACTGCTTGTCTTCCCAGCACTCGTATCCGAGTCGCTGACCCCAGTAATGAAATGCAGATAGAGGAATACTCCCTTGGAGTTCTCCAATGCCGTCGATTGGTTTTGCTACAGCGTTCTTATGGAAAATCCCAAGACGCTTCTTTTCAGCCGTATCCTTAACTTCGTTAAGTTTCCAGCCGTTGATGAGTTCCCTCTCCACCTCCTTGCGGAGATGGGAGGGAATTGCATCAGCCAGACTCTGAAATAGGTCTGACACCTAGATTATGTGAGGTCCAACTTGCCGAAGGCCAGCGGGTTGTGCACGCACAGGGCGGCAACAGCCTCGATGAGTCTTGCAGGGCCACCACCGTAGTCGGGGAGGGACGTGATTTCGGCAACATTGCCGCCATAACGAATCTCAACGAGGTCAAACGGAATGATGTAGCCAACCGTGAAGTTCTTGAGGAACAGCGACGGGTGGATTCTCAACTGACCGAAGTCACCATCAAACACGTCAATGGACGAGGTGTAGGTGCTATCAGCAGCGTTACGGTTGAAGTTACGGACAGTCTCAACAGGAGACAAGTCAGAACCCGGCAACTGCTTCGTCGTGAAGACGAGGTTAGTGAAGGCTCTCTTCATCAGAGGACCAGCAAGGCAGTCGTAAGTCTTATACTGACCAGTCTGCTTGTAGATGGACGTAAGAACGTTCTGCAGCGTGGTTTCTGTGAGGTCAGCCAGAGCACCAGTAACGAGGGACGACGAGGTAGCGTCGTTAGCGTCATAGGGAAGGCAGAATTCATCAGGAACAATAGCGGCAGTTTCGGCGGTGTCCTTGTCGGCAGCCTTAACGAGCCACTTGTCAAGACCACGGGTCTTGTAGGGGACGACAGAGCCAGAGACAGTCTTTTCAGCCGAGGCAGCGTTAGCCGAGCACATCGTCTTTTCCATGTCTCTCTTAAGGAGAGTCATAGCCTTGGAGACGTTGTTCTGCAGTTCATCCTTAACGCCAGCAATGTTGGTCACGCTGGACTGAGTGAGTTTCGAGACTCTTGTGGAGCGTCTGAAAATCTGGATGAAGTTGCCGATTTCGTTACGATACTGCTTAGCAGAAGTCTTAACGAAGTTTTCGTAGTCTCCAGAAGAGACATCGGTGCCGTCAACCGTGCCATCGGTCTTGGGTTCGGGGAGGGAGTCAACCTGCCAGCGGAAGAAAGTCTGCTGGGGCTGAGCGCCCTTGCGTGCCATAGATGTGAAGGGGGTATCCTTCGCATCAATGAGCGAGATGAGATTAGCGATTTCTTCTCTTCGTCCAAGTTTGTTGGACTGCGAGAGGTCGCGTTCGAATAGCATAGCCATAGTGGTATGTGGGTAGGGGGGGTTAGGTTAGAGGAATCTGGACACAGCCTTTTTTAAATCACCACGATTCTGCGTTTTAGCATATCGTGCCTCGATGTTTCTAGCGGAAGCGTCCACCTTACTAGAAGCAACAGGAGAAGATGTAGGCTTAACACTCATAGACGAAACAGCCCTTGTAGGCTGATTCTTCTTAATGCTTTTTGCCGTTCTGGACATATAACCCTGCACATAGTCACCAACGAATAATCTGTAATCGGGGAAATTCTTGAACTGTTTAAAGTTCTTCATGACCTCGGTTGCCAACTTATACTCTGTGGACTCTGGCTTGCTATACCACGGATACAAATCGGAGGCTGCCTTATCAAATTCTGCTTTGGCTTTCACATACTGAAGTTGCTTCGGTAGGTGCATTTCCATTGCCTTCATTGAATTGACACGCATCTCTCTGACATCCTCTGGCGAGAAATACTTCTCACCTATCTGGAAACCTTCGGGATGCTCCTCACACTTATATCTTAAATCACGGGCTGTCTCATACTCGGCTTTAATTTTTGCTTCATCTGTTAAATCAGCAAAAGGGTTTTCTGCGGTAGGTGTCGGTGTGTTTTGCACAGACTCTACTTCAGTCAACTTAGCCTTGTAGGACTCGACTTCTTCCGTAAGTTTCTCGACTTGCTCTTCTGCCTGCTTTCGCATGAAGGTGAGTTTGTCAATACGCTTCTGGAAGCCTTCGGACCTGATTTCCGGTTCGGCTTGCTCTACTTCTTCGTTTGAAGGAACATTACTGCCATCCTCTGCCATGGGGTCAATTTCAGAATCTGTATTGTCTCCGTCAAGACTTACATATCCTTCGTCAACCTTGTCTTCCGTTTGGGCTTCTGCTGATTCTTCGCTAGGCTCAACATTGCCTTGACCCTGTTCATCGGCGAACAAGATTGATTCTAGTTTAGAACTAAAATCCGAATTTCTGTTTGTAGTGATTCCGATATCACCTTCCACGGGGTTTAATGCTTCACCGTTCTCAGCAGGATTGTTATCCATAGACTTATGTTTGTGCAGAGTTATTAAGCAAACTCAGGATGCTTGAAAAGACTGTGATGTTGTTTTGCTTCAAGTCAAGAGGTTTTTCTATTTGCATTAGATAGAGCCTGTGCTCTGGTATCTTCAAGAAGGTCTTTGACAAAAAAGATTCCGTCAACCCTTCCGCATTGATGTGCTCTCTTTGACTCGTCAATTGACTGTGATGTAGCAATAGATGTTTCAGACTTCTGAATCTCATCAATAATTGACATAACAGCATCCCAGACATCACTCTGGTGAAAAAGTAATGAATTCTGGATTTTAACCTTAGTGTCTGTGTTCATTAGGCTTGTGGTTGAATTTGTTCACCAGAAGCCATCTTTTCCTTGAGTTCATCTCCAACAGGAGACACACCCGTTCTTCCAATCTGGGCGTTTTGCTGCTGCATTACGCTCATCTGGAGGTTCTTTTGATAGTTCTGGAGAAGGGCCTGAAATACTCCATCGCTCTGGGCGGCTTGCTGGGCTTTAGGATTCTTTGACATGATGTCCTGCATAGCCTGCATCTTAACGCTAGCCTGCGGGTCATTTTCTGTGTATTGAGCCTCAAGCCCAAGCATCATAAGAGCAAGGTCGTTCTGGACCTCCTTATACTGCTTCTGGGTTGCCGTCTTTTGGTCAATGTAGATATCCTTGGCGGTTTCTGGCGCAATGGCATCAATGGTAGCCTTAATGAGTTTACTTCTGTCGATATTGCCACCTGTATCCATCGGAAGAACAAACTGATTGATAGCCTTCAACTTTTCAATGACGTAGTTTGTATCAAGTTCTCTAACGTCAAACTTAACAGAGAAATCAAACATCTGATTGATGTCTGTATTGTTTGTCTGAATCTGAAGACCTGTAATTCTTTCGATTTCTTCTGGAAGCATATACTGCATCGAAAGGCAGAACATCTGTCTATAGACCTGTGACCAAGCAGAGAAGAATGTATTGACCACATACTGCTGTGTCATCTGCGTCTGCGTAGGGACAATGTTAGGATGGTAAAGACCAAACGAACTTGCGACCTTGATTTCAATTCTATCCATCAAGTTAAACGCAGTAGCAGGAGTTCCGCTGGGAGGAGGAAGCCAAGCGTAGTCATCTTTGCTGTTGACCGGCAATAGTTGGCCTGGACCAATACGCTGGTTGTTAGCAAGTCGTCTAGTGACCATCATAGGAGGCATTACCTCGTAAGCGGTTCTGTCTCTTGTGGCATCGTGCTGTGCCTTAAGTTCTTCTTGGTCTGTGTAAAGGATTTCAGGAACACCTCTGGACTCAACGACGGGACGACGAAGACGTTCTCTTCTAAACTCTACAAACGGATACTCTCCGTGTGCGTAATCTAGAATCTCGTGCTTTCCGTAAAGGTCATTGCGAGTCTGCGGACAAAATACTGTGTAGTAGATAGCAGATTTATTTTCTTCGTCTAACTGTCTTGCGTAGCAATAAACAACCTCAATAAGATTGTTAGCCTTTTCAACGGCATTAGGAGATTCGTTAATAAGAGGAATTAAGTTAGAATCGTGCAAATACCCAGACTTTCCTGCAGTTGAAATGGATTCTTCGACAAACTCTTCATCCCAGCCTTCAGTAAGGCCGATGCTCTTAATCTGAACCTCAGTCATAAAGGTTCTCTTGAAAATCATTCTGGCTTCCTGCAACTCCGTGGTTTCTGGCGGGAATGCAATTTCGTCAAACGGCTTTAGGGCTGCAACAATAGGAAGGTTTCTCTGAATGTAAGGTTGTTCATATGTGGCTTCTCCTACTGCAATAAGACCTTCAATTACTCGCCTTGCTTCCTTTTCCTCGCACATCAAAGACTGACCAATGAGAAGAAGTGCAAGGTCGCTTACCTGCTTTGTCTGAAGTGATTCAAAAATAGTCTTCAACATCACATTGCCTTGTGCTGCCGCCTGACCAATGTCAGTCATTGTAATCGTATCCTTACGTCTTGCGATGCGTCTTTCCCATCCAATGTGCATAGCCGACCAACCAAACTGATAGGCATACTGTGCCCAAAGTTCTGCTTCTCTTTCAAGTTCAGCACGCATTCGGTTATTTACAATCCAATGCATTAGCGTCTGTGCTGCCCCAGACTTTTCAGCATCATTGATTTCAATACCACTAACTCTGATATTGGCTCTCTGCCAAGAAGTCATCACCAGCATAACCAGTTGATTAATCGTATTGTCAATTAGTCTATTACGGACATCTGAAGCACCTTCAAACGGAAATGGTTCATAGCCAAGATACTCTTCGTTCTTTTTGCCATTGTCGCTCTGGCCTTCCCATCTGCACATTCTTTGGTCGTCAGAGGTTGTAAGTCTGGACATATTGCCACCATAATAGAGAGAACGGTTAAGTTCGTCGCTGAGATATTGAATGTTTGGCTTGTCGCTTGAGTAAGCGATTTTGTCCGAAGGGTTGCCCCAAATTTGTTCTGACATGATACTTAATTAAGAAATTGTTGATAGAAATCAATACGAACCTCCTCCAATCGGAGTAAAGGATGTCTTACCTTCGTGCTCAGGATTCATCACAGCGATGTATCTTAGGGCATCAATAGGGTCTTTAGTAGCACCTTTGTCATTGTCAAGGCCAGTCCATTCACGAAGCGAGTAGATTAAGTTTTGACACTTGTCTGAAATAAAGAGTCTGGGTTGATTGATACCAGAAAGCGGTTGAGACATGTCGTAAGATAGCCAATCATTAAGAATAGAGATGCCCTGCTCAATTCTAATACCAGCAGAAGGCTTAAAATACATTGGTCCATCACCAGAATTAAGCAAATCAATCAAAGATGTGCCTCCGTCTCTCCCAATTGCTTGGGTTGCACCCGCACGAGGGTCAATATATCGCTCGGTTACCTCATCTTCACCCTCAAGTTCACGAATTAGGGCTTTGTATTCTTCGATTCCACGTCCCGCCCCAGACCTTTGAGCAGGCCCTTCACGACCATCAGATTTTGAATCAGCCAACGCCCATTCTCCATAAGTTTCGTCAGGAAACTCCTTAAAAATGAAGATTTTGCCGTCTTCCGTGCACTTTGCCCACAACATGAACCAGTTTCTTGCTCCCGCTGGGTCGCATGACATAAAGATTGTCCCTTCTTGGGGGATTTTTTCGTGCGGGATGATGTGTGCTTCGTTAAACATCGGGAATTGTGCCCCGACAAGTGCTTGTGCCCACCCGTATGCTCGGATTTTTTTCTCATAATCAGTTTTGGAGGATAGTTCTTTGACCATTCTCTCAAATGGAGAATATACATTGAACTTTGAGTGAAACCAAATTATTCCAGAATTCTTATTTCTACCCTCTGCGGTGAATGGCATATGACCTTTGGGGCATCCATTGACATGAATCAAGTCTTTATTGAGGATTTCTGCTACTTCTGTCTTTAAAAAACTGCATCCGCTTACGTATTCTTTGACAACTTGGCTAAATCCGCTGATAGGAGTAAAGGTAATAAGCAACTTTCCTAATCTAGTTAGGATTCGATATCGTAAAGTTTGAACCCAATCAAGAGGCACTAACTCGTCGCACCAGATAAAGTCTGGTTCTCCACCTTCAATCACTACCTTATCTTGAGCGTAGTTCATAAAGATACATTGCGACCCGTTAGGGAAGACGAAACTATTATTCGAGAACCCGTTTTTAAGCGAATACTGAATATTAGTGATTCGTCCTTTTTTCATCGTCTTGTATTCGTTTGGAATATACTTCCAGATGACGTTTTGCTGCATCTGGACTGAAGACATTGATGTGGTATGGATACACCACACAATTGAATTCGGTTTGTTTACAAGAGTGTAGATGGCTCTTTTAGCGGCATACTCTGTTTTGCCAGCACGATTGCCACCAAGAATAAGAAGTTCATCTTTGTTTTTAAGAATGTCGTCTGCTTCTGCCCAATGAAAAGGCTCGTATCCGTGCCTGTATGGGTCTTCTTTTTCTGCGTTTATTTTGTCTTCACGAAGTTGAATTAATTGACTGACGTAATCTACGCCATGCTTTAAGGCAAGAAGAGATATTGTGTTTGCATCTGGCTTTTTAAGCACGGGATGCTCAGACATCCTATCAAGGATTGAGTTAATTTGAGTCATTAGTAGTCAATGTTTACTCTCATTAACTTTTCATTATTAATTTCAAGTCTAGTTCTTACTTTATCTTCTTTTTTTGCAGCAAGTATTTCTTTTTCTGCTCTTGCAAGGTTTCTCTCACGCTCTTTTCTGGCTTCCTGCAGTTCTATTTTTGCTGCATCTGCCTCTTTCTCTGTTTGAGAAAGGTATTTAAGAACAGAACCATATTCCTCATTGACCTTAGTTTCCCTAATTTCTTCTGGAGAGGGGAAGTTGCCATCTTCATCTACAACCCCGCCTGTGCGTGCTGCGTTGATTACACTCTTTACTTCATCGTATGGAGTAACAGAAAGTGCGTGTCCAGCCTTTCCAAGCCATTCTCTAGAAGCAAGTCCAAAACGTGCAAGATGTTTATCAAGTCTTTCAATTGTAGGAAGTTTTTCTTTTAAATAAGCCAGCAACGCAGGTCGTCCATGAATTCTTCGGTTGTCATCATCAAGAGTAGGATGCTCGTCTCCAAACCTTTTAATTGCTTCTTGAGAAACATCCTCAACTTCGCTAGCAAGAAAATCAACACCCCTATCTACCATTCGCAAATCCCCAATTTGTCTTTGTCTTTTACCAGCATTGTCAAGAAATTCAACCTTGTCGGCAATAGGTCCAAGTCTTGCAATTGCCATGTCTTCCGCACCTTGAACTCTGTCCATTGCATAACGCCAATCAACACCCTCTTCTACTGGATAACGTCTTAAGTCTGGATGAACATTTTCATCCATAAGATATCTTCGAATTAGAGACTTTGACCAGTCCATCTTCTTAAGACTTTCTTCTAAATTGGCTTTATTAATTCTTGCTTCTACTGGGTCAAATTCTGAAGAGTGTGTATATGATGTTCCATCTCCTAGTTGGTCAACAAAAAGTTTTCCGGGAAAAAACGACCCCCGTGGAGGAAGTTGTGAGGCTCTTAACTCTTTTTCTTTTGCTGCCCTATCAATCTGGTCCAACAGACTTGGACTTAAATCAGTAAGTTGTTGTTGAATGTGTAGCAAAGGATTATTTGGATGGCCCGGAAGTGTCCCAGATACACTTTGATAATCCATTACAGCACGATTTTGTGTTGGATGCCTGTAGATGTGAGGACCAATTTCTACATTCTGAAATCTGTATACCCTGCCAAGGTGTTTGCCACCAGAGCCTCCCTCTGCATCTTGAGCACGTCCTTCATAAACATTTTCTAGATGTTTAATGAATTCAGATAAATCGTAATTGTCAGATGGGTTTGGCATTTTTACTTACCACGCTTTGCAAGACCAATATCTTGCCTTTGTTTTAGGGCCAGGACTTGCACACTTGTGTCTAGCACGGAAAGACTTTCTACGAGCAGGAATATCCTTTTTGATAGACATGTTAGGGTCACCAAAACGAACAATCTTAGTCTTACCACCATCTTTAACATAGACAGCAGACTTCTTTGGACCTCCAGGGGTTCTGAAAGGTTTATTAAGTCTTACACTCTTTCCATTTTTAGTAGCCATTACTTTTTCTTGTGACCGCAGTCTTTGCCACGATAATTCTTAGACTCACGCATACCAGCCGACTTGCCGTGCATGGCCTTTTCAATCATCTTCATCTTGTCTTCGCCATTCTTGCGAACAGCAGATTCTGCCTTTTGGGTGTTCTTCATAGGTTTATGATTGTGAGAAATTATTTAATTGTCAATGCGGAAATCATTGTCTGGATGGAGAAGTGCGAAGCACTTTGAAAGAATTTTTTTATTTGACTCCGCAGTTCCGTCTCGACCACAGACGAAAACTGCGTTAGAGCCATCAGGGAGAAGAAGCATTACAACGGCTTCCGTGTTGTATTTGCCTATCTCTTTGACAAAAATCTCGGAGGCGGCTTCAATTTGTTCATCGACATGGGCAGCCATAACCTTGCCAACCGATATTGACTTTTTCTTACGAGGCATGGATGCGTCCATTAGAGCCGACTTTAAAGTTGCCGACCCAGCGACCCCCTCGATGAACGGCAGTTATGATGGAATTAGTTTTAAGAATAGATGAGTCTCTTACCCAGACATTGACAATCTGACCTCGTATCTCGCAACGCACCATACGCTTGTTAGGATACTTCTGTTTGACTATGGCGGGGGCGGTTTCGATAATCTCTGCAGGTTTGGGTGCGGCTGGAGTCGAACCAGCATCTTGACCGTTATGAGCAGTAGGTTCTGACCCTTGAACTACACACCCAGAAATAGGGGAAGCCCCAGTAATAACAATCAATTTACTAAGACCTACGGCTGTCCAAAGAATCACAGGAACACCATTCTTCTTGGTTTCT